CTCAAAAAGAGCTCTTCGAGGGTTATCTAACACCGAAGCACGGACCTGGCTCGACAGCTGATCGGCTTCTTGGAAACAAGAAGTTTGAACAGTTGGAATGGCCAGTCAGATTAGATCGCGAATTTCCGTTTTCGGAATATTTGCTTCCTAATGTGAGGTACGTTAAAGAGTACCGCAACCGTTTCATATTCCTTGAACCTGAAGATGAACGACCCGTTAGGGTTATTCATGTTCTAAAGACGCACAAAGCACCACGATTGATTGCGATGGAGCCTACGTGTATGCAATATACACAACAAGCTCTATCAAAATCTCTTGTGGGGAAACTAGAGAGAGATCGACTCCTCTCGAATTTCCTGGGATTTGATGACCAAGTGCCTAATCAGCTCATGGCTCAAAAGGGATCCAGTGATGGATCTCTCGCAACACTCGATTTGAGTGAAGCGTCCGACCGCGTTGTGAACCGCCACGTTATGGATATGATGGTGTCTGGGCGCATCTTTAGTGATGCTACCCAAGCTTGTCGCTCTACAAGGGCGGACGTACGAGGAGAAGTTATAACTCTCTCCAAGTTCGCGTCCATGGGTTCAGCAATGACTTTTCCCATTGAGGCAATGTTCTTCTTTTGCCTCATTTGCATTGGGATCGAGTCAGAGCTCAAGCGGAAACTTACTAAGAAGGACCTTTCGGCCCTAATTGGTAAGGTACGCGTTTACGGGGATGATATCATTATCCCCGTGGAATATGTGCCGAGCGTGATCCGAACACTTGAAGGTTTTAATCTTCGAGTTAATAAGGACAAGTCTTTCTGGACTGGTAAGTTCAGAGAGTCTTGTGGAAAGGAATACTATGACGGATCAGACGTTTCAATCGTCAAAGTTCGTAAATTTCTTCCTTCATCACGCAAGGACACTGAGGAACTAGTCTCAGCCGTTTCCACTAGGAACCAGTTTTACGAAGCTGGTTTGTGGAAAACTGCTAGGCTGCTCGACGAATGGATAGAACGCTTGATACCGTTCCCA